TATTGAGAGAAGACTGATAAGGAGGTAGTAGTAGCAGTAGTTTCGATAGTTCTTTCGATTTCTTCTAGTTCTACTATTTGACTTGCTGCTCTTTCTACGATCTCTAATGAGAAATCCGAACCAGCAGTTGTCATCGTGAATACCGAATCTGAAGCGTCTAAACCTCCTGATGTAGCGGATGTATGGGTTATATTGTCCCCACTCCACTTGTTCAATGCTGATCCGTATGTTGTCTTCGTTATTTCCTCTGTTATTTCCTGAGTTGTCGTTGTTGTTGAGTTCATGCTCCCCTGGGTGAACTGAGGGGTCACTAGCTCTGCTCTTGCTACCGTGGGGGATGCCAGTAGGAAGAGTATTAGCCATTTCTTCATTCTTCCTTTTTCTTAGCCATAGGACAGTTGACTGGTGTTCCTTTATCTTTAGAATTACCTGTAGATAATCCGAAGGTAGCTAGTGCACCAGTAAACACACTTGCCACGAACGTGATATCTGAGTTACCAGCTTTCTTTATCATAGGTAACTCAATGTAATTCATTGTTATTATAAATCCAGACCACACGACAACGCCTAGCCTGACGAATGTTCCAAGGATCTGGATTTGGTGTTCTTGATCCTCAGCAGCATCTTTCAGCTTTCCGAGGAGTCCTTTTTTTTCTTCCTGTTTTCCTTCCATTTGTTAACTCTAGCTTGGAGTTGTTTTTGGACTTTCTTTTTAATTGGTTCAAATAAAGATTGAGTGATAGAGGTGGTTGCCACTGCCACTACTGCTGTTGTTACAGCTGTTATTACTACCGCTGTTTCAGGTATTGGTACCTGTATATCTAATACAGGAATTTTTAAATTAGGTGTTTCAGGTTGTTCTGTTGTATTTGCTTTCGTCCCTGGAGGCCCCTCTAAGTCACTTGGGGGTATGACCATAGGTTTATACGACGGAACGTACGCTGTAGGCGGTTTAAAGTACATCTGAGGGATATCTAGTGCCTTAGGTAGGTCAGCACTAGGTATTTTTATCATGCCTCCTTCCAGATTTCTACTACGGTATATCTTTCTGCATCACCCATATTATCGGCATTCCCAAATCCAATGGTTGCTCTATCTGACTGACATTTATGTTGAATTTTATAAACGTTATCTGAGCCAATTGTAACCCGAGCATAACCGTTTGAGTCAGTCTGGTCACCATCGCTACCACTATCGGCAAACGCAGTTCTTCCTTCTTGAACTACAGCAGTTCCTGTTACGTCGTAAAGACGTGACTTATGACATGCACATCTAAAGGCTGGAGCAAACCATTTAATAAAATAAGTTCCAGCACCTAATGTAAACGTTTTGTCTGTGCTACTAATACTAACGATACTGTCATGATCTATTATCTCTGTGTTTAGATCTCGATCTCTCCAATCACCACTATCAAATGTCCCGCCATCGGTGTCTGCAGTTTTTTGATCGCAAATAACGGCATAACTAGAAAATAGAGCTACTGCACTAGCAAAAGTAACACTACCATCACTAGCCAACACCATGTTAGCTGTACCTGAATTACTCCCATGGGTAATATTTGTTGTTTTAATTGTACTCATGATTTCGGATATTTATCTTTGACAGTGCGTATCTTTTCCGCCATTTCTGTTGGGAAAATATTAGCATGGAAGAGAGCATCGAGCTGATCCCCGATTGGAGGATACTGAGCTGCTCTTTGTTCTTTATAAGCCACTGCATCAGCATTTGCTTTATAGGTATCCCAAGCTGCAGTTAATTCAGATTGAGTTGGCTCAGGATCAGATCCTCTCCATTCTTGGATGCCAGTTTTTGCATCATTCAGTTTATACTGATTATTATTCTTACCGAGTTGTAAGATTGCTAAATCAACATCCATAATTAAGCCTCCTTTTGAATAAATACACGGGTATAATAAGCATAACTAGCCCAAGTGAAATCATCATTGTGGTTGTCAGGTCCACCGAAACCAGAATTAGAAACTGTATAATTACAGCGGTGCTGTATTTCGTAAACAGTTGGACCTGAAGGAGTAACTCTAGCTAGTCCATCACTATACCCCTCGTATGTATTATCGCCCGATCCTTGCCAGTTACCACTGTTCTTCCCTTCAATTATTACGGCTGAATTTGTAATATCGTACAGCCTAGATTGATGTTCATTTACTTTGTAAGCAGGTGCCCACCATTGGATTAAATAACTACCCGCAGCTAGGGTAAATTGATTACTTGAAATAGATACGATTCCGTCAGGATCAGTGATTTCATGGTTTAGATCACGGGTTCGCCAATCTCCAGTCGTAAACGTACCTCCTCCAGCGTCATTAGCCTTTCTGTCAACGATAACTGCATAGCTAGTAAATCCAAAACCTTTTTCTGGAAGAGTTAATGTTATATCTGCCCCACCTGTTGTACTAGCAGGAGCATCTATTGATATGCTCCCTGATGAGGAGCCGTTTAGTTTTAAGGTCATGACGCCTCCAATGCTGTTTTGATCCCAGCTATATCAGCTGCATTATCTATATTTGTCTGCATAGTTGCATATTTGGTTCTAATTGCAGCTCTTGCTGTTTCCGCATCACTAGCACTTTTACCAGGTATTTGTTTGGCAATAATGTCATCATGTGGTTTAAACTCAGCTTCTCTCTTCTCTCTTCTAGTTGAATGAGCAATAGTTTTAGACTTAGCTACATCTTCTTTAGCTGTATCACCATCTTGTACCCATGCACCTCTAAAAGTACGATCAGTAGGAATATCTGCTTGTTTGATAATTTTGTAAGATTTACCTGATGGAACTACTTTTTTAGCTAGTTCATCTAATGATTTTGAATATGTAGATATGGGATGACAAATACTTACTTGTCCGTCATCTTCTGTCCATATTATAACGTTAGGATTTGCTGCCATAATTACCTCCAAAAACCGACTGTTGTTCTGAATGAGTCGTGCATACCCCCACCATCAGTTAGAGTACCAATCTTACAAGATCCGGTCTGTATACCCGCTTCACTGTCAAAACCTACAAAACCGCTAGTAGATTGAGCCCCAGCCATCATATAATTATCATCTGCAAAGTCAGTATCAAATGTAATTGTGTATGACCCAGTTCCATGATCGGTAAGGCTAGTGATATTGCCACCTGTCAAGGTTGCGTTGACATCTCCATCACCGTCAAAAGCAGCCCAGGCTTTAAGGGTTGCTTCTCCAGCACTAGCCCATGTATTATCTCCTCTTAAAAATGTAGAGGCACTTGCAGTACCTGTTGCTGATAAATCTGCAATAGCTATTGAATCATCATTCAAGCCACCTGCAGATATACCAGTAATAGTACCACCACTTCCATTAATTGCTATTGCCATAATTTATACTATTGTCCAGGTTTCTCCATCACCTACTGTTACTACAACAGCACTACCATCACCGTTTCCAGTAGCAGCAATTGTTATAGGTCCAGCAGACATGGCATTTTTATTATTAGTTATGGTGTAATTATAATCTATTGTCTGCTCATTCTCCCAGAATATCTTATTAGTTCCTCCACCTGTAGCTCCAGCTGCAGCATCACCCCATGATATATCTGTACCATCGGATTTTAATACTGTTCCATTACTACCAATTGTAAGTGCTGCAGGATCACCAGAGGCATCACCATAGATGATTTTACCTCTAGCAAGTCCTGCCATCTTAGCAAGGGTTATAGCATTATCTGCTATTTTACTACCAGCTATGTCTGCTGAAGCATTGATATCAGCATTAACGATTTCTCCATCCTTAATACTTTTAGTTGTAATTTCTGTTAATGCCATTAACCTGCTGCCTCCGTTGTCTTAATTGTAGTTAGTGTGTTAGACATAATTTATCCGATGGCTGTAATTCCTATTGAAGGTCTGATACAAACATCAGTGATATCTGCACCATCCCAATAAGCTAGTCGATGAGCAGATCCGTCATTTCCACTAGTATAATGTCTCCATTCCCATTTAAGTTCTTTACCACTAGTCCAGCTTGCTTGTCTACCTGTAGCAGCATTAGCAGTACCACCGATATTAAATCCCCATTTAAATACTTTACTAGTTCCAGCTGATTGTACTTCATGACCTTCTGTTCTCCTAGCGTCTGTTACTTCAGTACCACCTATACTTAATTTATAGTGACAGAAAGAAGTACCAGCTAAGATATGATGATGATGTATATACTCATAAATAACCTGGGTAGTTCCTGTTGGAGGTGTATAAGTAATATTTGAACCTGACAAATCATCATGTGATCCTGTAGAATCTTGTATTGAAGTAACGTTAGGTACAGTTATATTACCAGCTGAAGTTGCAATTACTGACCCATCGCAAGGAGTGAAAAACTGTTCTAGTATTATTCTTTCGCATCCATTAAACTTTCTAGCTTCAACATTACCTGAACTAGCTAACGTTAAATTAGCTGTACCACTATTTCCTGAATGTTTCAGGCTATCTACGATTACTTCACTCATTAAACTGTACCTGATTTAACTGACTCATGGTTATGCCTCCTTCCAGATTTTAACTCTTGCATAGATTTCAACTCCTGTACTATTTGTAGTTGGGAATCCCATACCATTATTTGCTGATGTATCATAGGAATATTGTTGAAGTTCAAAAGCTTTAGCACCACTAATAGTTACTCTTACAGCTCCTTCTCCCCAATGCTGATGATACAAGGGTCTTGTATAATGAGATTCACCTAGTTTAACTGTACTAGTATCAGTTATGTTTTGTAATCTACTTTGCCAAGTGCTGCAATTATATCCAGCCATTCTCCATTCGATTAGATAAGTACCAGCTTGTAAAGTAAATTGATTACTTGAAATAGAAACTATTCCATCTGGATCAGCCACCTCTGTATTCAAAGGTCTAGTACGCCAATCACCAGAATCTAAATCACCTCCACCAGTACCATCAGATTCTTGATGTTCTAGAATTGCATAACTAGAAAACAGTCCTCCTGATGCCCATTCAAGTTCTGCGTTTGTTGCAGAATGATTAGCACTCTTAACCTTGAGTACTTTACCAGCCGACCCAGTGTCAGCGGGTAATTTTAAAACTGTATTAGCACTGCTATCTGGTGGCCCAGCTATTTCTGCTGAACCTCCATTAGCTGCTGCTGAAATTTTTACTCCACTCATATCAACCTCCTAAAGCTGTTTTAATACCAGCTATATCGGTTGCATTATCTATGTTTGTTTGCATAGTTGCATATTTAGTTCTAATTTTAGCTCTTTCAGCCTCAGCTGTAGTTACTTCAGAAGATGAAATATTTAAAGCTACTTTTTTATCATAAGGTTCAAATTCTTCATCTCTTTTTACTCTTCTCTGTTTATGCCCAACAGCCTTAGCTTTAGTTAAATCTTCTTTGATTGTTGAACCATCTAGTATCCATGCACTTCTAAATGTACGGTCTATAGGAATAACAGAGTCTTCTACTACTTTATAACTTTTCCCAGATGGAACAGCTTTTAAAGCATCATCAGTTGATCCTGTTGGATGTATAACAGCAACTGTACCATCATCTTGTGTGTAAATAATTTTTGCCATAGTTACTCCACCACCACGAAATTTACTTGTGCAGCTAAGTCACTTAAAGCAGCAGTGGAACTAAAGGCAGAGTTTGTTTGAGTAATATTCATCCCAAAACTACCTGTAGCTTTACCATGAACAGCTCCCCAACTTAAAGCATCAAGAGCGTCATCGCCTGCTCTACTAGTATGGATTAATACAACATAATTAGTTGTAGCCATAGCATTGCTGAAAGTAAAAGTATAATCACCAGCAGCATGGTCTGTAAAACTAGCAATATTATAACTTCTATTTATTGCTTCAGTCCCATCACCTTTAAAATTACACCAAGCTTTAATAATTGCTTGTTTCGCATTTGTTACTGCATTAGCAGCTAACACATCTGTATCTACTGTTCCGTCTGGTAAACCACCGACGGATACTCCTGCAAGAGTACCAGTTCCATTAATTGTTATTGGCATTAGCTAATCACCCATCGTCCGTTTACAGTTACAGTGGCATTGTTTATAGTTATAGGGCCAACACTGTGCGCCCCTTTAGTTGCTGCTACAGTATAATCACTACTAATAGTTAAACTGTTTTCATACATAGTACTGTCAGCACTAGTTGAAGCAATTCCTGTTAATGCTGATCCATCCCCAGAAAAACTAGTTGCTGTTAATGCTCCAGAAGAAGAATTAAATGCAAGATTTGATCCAGTCTTAGGTGCAAGATCCCCTGTAGCTGCTGTTACAAATAATGGAAAACAAGTTGTATCACTAGATTCATCTGCAACAGTTATATCAGTTGGTGTAGTAGTAACTGTCGCCCATGTTAATCCACCGTCATTACCAGATTGTTTCTGTAGGAATTGACCGTTAGAGCCACCATTACTAATCTTTAACTTTTCCTCACTAACTTGGTTAGTTTGGATCATTGCTTCTTGTATGCTATTAGTAGCAGGTGTATTAACTGTTGTAGCTGATCCAATTAAGGTTACAAATACACTAGCTCCTGCACCAGGTGCTGTACAGAATTTAATACCATTAGTACCTTCTAAATGGAAACCTTCATTACTAGCACTCCAAGAAGTAGAGTTAGGTTTCTGTAGGACACCATTTACACTAACTAAAAGCTGACCAACGGATGTAACGCTTGCTGCACTACCTCCATCTCTTAGATCAAAACTTAAATTACTATAGTCAGGTGAACCAGATGTTGCTCCATCAGGGACTACTGTTAATAATTTATAATCTCCAACTGACGTAACAGCTGCATAGCTTGATCCATCATATACCTTCATGGTGTCTGTACCAGAATCAAACCAAAGATCACCTTCTGCTAAATCAGTACCATCAGGTTGATTACTAGGTTGACTTCCAGCTACTTGATATCTCTGATTAAAGTCATCAACTGCAGTTTTAGCAGCAGTAATATCTGCAGGTGCTAAAGTTTCTCTATGGAAAGTATATTCTCTTGGTGGACTAGCTGATCCATCACCACTTGTTGTTGTTGTTTCTACTAATATACCCTTACCAGCTTCAATAGTATCGCTATTAGCCATACCAGTTATTGTAACAGTATTACCTGTCCCAGCACCGTTAGCAATCGTTGCTACACCACTTCCATTAGAAGTAAGGTCACTAGCTAATGCTTTGATACTAACTATAGTACCTGCATTATCTTCAGGATCTGGGTTAGTAGCTGGAAAACTTGTCTCATTGGCTATAGGTCTAAAACCACCTACATCTGTTACTAAGGATACAATTCTTTCCTCGACAGCCTGAGCTGTAGGAATCTGTACATCAGTAGGGCTGCTAATTGTCGTGACGATGCTCTTATCAGATAACAAGTTAAGCTTCGTAGTATTAGACTCAAGAGCTGGACTGCCTGCAAGAATAGATGCAGTAGCTGACGGCATACCAGCAAGCGTTGTGAGATCTGTGTCTTTAGGTTGGGCATATGTTCCAATATAAGCCTTAGCGGATTGCTGTGAAGGTGGCTTAGTAGCACTGTCTGAAGCAAAGTCATCTTCATCTAGTAGATGCCCACTTACTTGTGTATCTATATAAGCTTTAGCAGATTGTTGAGTTGGAGCTTTAGTTGCTGTATCTGAAGAAAAATTATCTTCGTCTATTAATTCAACGATCGCAGGTTTATTTAATATCTGTGCATCACCTGAACTAGCATTCCAATCTGATTGGACGTTAACTTCAGCACCATCTTCTACGTTTATCATTGTACGCAGAGCTGTAGGTGTTATCTCTTCGATAATACCAGCACCAGATGAATCTCTACCTAATACTCTATCTGTAGCTGAGACGTTTTGTATCTTAGCATAAGTAACGTTATCATCAAGTATCTTAGATGTAATAACAGAATCAGCTACTAACTCATCAGAATCAACAGAGTTAGTACCCATCATACCAACAGTAACTGATCCTGTATCTCCTGTTGTTACTACTGTACCTGTTACGTTAGGTAGGGTGATAGTTCTGTCAGCTGTAGGATCAGCTACTGTAAGAGTTGTTTCAAAATCATTAGATGTAGAACCTTCATATATTATATCAGCATCTTTAGCTAAAACAAAGTTACCAGTTATTGTAGCACCATCATTATCTAAATATCTATCATTTATCTCTTGAGCTACATAAATATTCTGTGTAGCATTGTCATTTAAATCTTCAGACTTAATAGCTGACCCTGCGTAAAAGGTGGCTGCAAGGCTGTCAACATTAGTTTGTCTTCTAATTTTAATCGCCGATTGATCGGCTGGAGCACTATTAAATTGTACTGTAGTAGCATTGGCTAAAGACCAATCTGTACCAGCAGTCTTGAGCAGATTATCCACTAAAACTTGGATATCTGTCGATTTTAAATATGGAAATGTAAAAGAGTAATTGGTGGTGGATCCATTACCTGTATAAGACGTTTCTGTAACAGCCATAGTTTTCTTTACCTAGATCCTCCGTATTGGATTAATTTACGTTTTTCTTGTTCTTTTCTTTGATAATTAATTGCAGCAGGAACATTACCAGTGCTCATAGCACCTTTTGCTAATTGATTATATAATATAGCATTAGGTATATGACCATATAATTCTGGTTGTTCTTTAGCTAATATAGCTAATTTAGACTCGGCTATTTTTTGAGCATCAGAAATTATTCTATCAAGTTCTTTGAATAATGGTAAATCCTTAGTATTTAATTGTATAGAATCACGATCTACATTATTAGAACGTCGTAATTGACGTATTTGTTCTATATCTTTTTTATAAGATTTATTGTTCATTAATCTTTCTAACTTCTTATATAGTTTCTGATCACCTATAAATTTATAAATAATTTCACGTTCTTCAGCACTATACTCATAAGATCCAGTAGAGTCTTTTCTAATTCTACCTAATCCATCCCATCCTGTTTCTAATAACCATTGTCTCCAAGGTTCATTTGTACCACTAACTTTAATAGGACTTAAAGCATTAAGAACTTTTAGAACTGGATTTTGTATATCATTAAGTGGGTCACCTGTCCATATATCAATTTGATTTGGTAGATCATGGTTAAATCCAGGAAGTCTATTTCTTAAATACTCATGTACCTCACCTTGTAAGTCTTTCTGAGCACTATCTATAGCACTAGCTAATACACCAGCTCCACCTGATAATGGTAGGTAAGATCTAGCACTATTAGCAATGATTCTATTCCAACCTGTTAAATCACCATTCATACCTGCTATGAGAGGTTCTAACCCTTCAAAAGGTGAGTCATTTAAGAATGCAGCAGCAATAGTCCATGTAAGTTTAGATCTCCAATTCTGTAGAAGTGATTCATCTAAATCAGAAGCATAATAAGAGAAATCTCCAATAATACTTAATATCTGTTCTACACCTATAAGACCTTCATAAGATACCCACTTACCATCTATATTAATAGTCTTAGGTTCGTATCCCATTTGATCTCGTTCTTTCTTTCTACGAGATGCATTATAATGACCATTACCTCTAATATTGCCTCCCATAGCGTATTGATATAAACTACCTACTAATAAAGAACTAAACGCTATTCTACCTGTATACTCAGCTCTAAGTTGTTTAAATATTGCCATAGCATTAGGTGAAGTTGCCATATCTATACCATGCTCTGCTAAAGCTGCAGCTATTTCATCTTGATTCTTAGCGTATAGAGTTTTACTATATTTATTGATACCAGGTATTAAACTAACAGGAGTCCATGATAATGAGTTTCTAATCCAGTTACTACTTGTTCTAGGGAACATTAACTGATCTTTTAGAATAGGATAAGCAGTTGTAGCTTTATTTAGGAATTTAGATACACCATCATCTAAGTTTAATGAAATTTCCCCAGATATAGCTTTCAAGGCTTGGTCTTTAATTAAACCATTCTCATCAAACATACGGCCATAATGCTCTGCTTCTGCTGTAAGAACAGCTGATTTTTTAAAATATCCTAGTTCACTAAAGACATCATCATATGCTCTGACTCTTGATAACCAATGAGCCATGTGTGTATTAGTATAGGCATCTGGAAATGTCAGTGCTGTCATACCATACCTTAAAGCTTTATTATTACTTAAATCTTTTAAGGTTTTAGCTAAATCATATTGTAAGATTCTACCCCAATTACCTTGCTCTTCCCATACTGGTCTCATTTCTTCCATTATATCCCAAGCTCTTTCACCTTGAAATACAAAATCCTTTCTAAAAGCTTTCATCATATCTTCAGGATTCTTATGAACTTTCTTCATCATACTGAAGGCATCTTGTAAAGCTCTTCTATTAGTTTCAAATATAGCAGAATTATAGTAAATAGCTCTTCTTACTTCTTCAAAATTATCAGTAATACCCCAGAAAGAATGTCCTAAGATAGCTGTTATAGGTCGTGTTATTAATTGCCAAGAGTTACCTACCATAGCTCTAGCAGCAGATAAGCCAGATAAAACATTATTATATCTAACTCCCCACATTGCTCGAGCAAATAGGTTCAATTGTTTAGGATCTGGACTTTTTATCATACCCATAGGTGTGATTTGCTCAGCTGCCCACTTATATAATTTAGCTAAAGTATCTACATCACCATTAGTATGAGCATAAGCATCTACTAAAGGTTTCATAGCTGCAGGGTTATTTACTTTTAATTCTTTAAGAGTTTTAGTAAAACGCATATTTCTAGCATGAATAGCGTTTTCTGCATCTGTAAACTCTTTAGTAAGTTGATCTATAACAGTATCTAATTCTTTAGGAGGAACTTGATCAAACCAGTTTTTATTTCTTAACTGCCAACCAGAGATGTATTTATTCAGAGCATACTCATCCATTAAGAATTCCATCTTATCAATGATGAGATCCATTGCACGATCATCATCGATATAAGGAGCCATTTCTTTTATGGATTGAGCTAGTGTAGCTGATTCTCTACCAAGAGTATCCATAGCTCTAGCGGAAGCTTCAGAGACTTCTCTACCTAAGAATCTATCAACTAGATCCCTCATAGCAAAAGCAGCAGCTCTAGCTTGTTCTTCATTGATATGTTCTACTTTAAATCTACCTAAAAGTAAATTCTTAACATCTCTATTTTCTAAGAATAAAGCTCTAACATCATCTAATGAAGCTCCAGGATCTACAATACTAGTATAAATATCCCAAGCAGCAGCATTCATCTGTTTATTACTAAATCTAAATCCATCAACTATAGCATCAAATCTACCTATGTCTCTAGTTTCTTCAGCAACACCCATTATAGCATCACGGCTTTTAGGTCCAACCATGAGACCTTTTGTTCTCATAGCTTCTGTTATAATTGGTGCTGGATCTCCTTCTGATACACCTCTTTTAATAGCAGTTGTATCTGCCATGTTTCGTGCTGTATTACCAGTAGTAGGTACATTACGTGCTATAGCAGATTCCTCTACGGACGCAGGGTAGAAATCAGCATCAAAATCTAATTCTAATTGATCTCCTTTTCTGATTTGTGCTGCTTCAATTTCTTTAGCTCTATAATCTATATCTAATTTAGCTGCTTTATCTACATCATCTATAACACCTAACGTATCTTCTAAATTAAGTTTCTCGTTAATTAGTATATTTTCATTCTGTTTGCTTAATTGACCAGAAGATAATAGTTCATCTATTTGCTGTAATCTAATAAGTTTATCTGGTTCTACTGATTCAGTAACAGCTTCTAATTCTAATTGCTTGTATTTTGATGAGGCATCATCTAAAGGCTCAAACCAACTCATTTTAGGTTTAGCACTCATTATTTCTATGAAGGCTCCAATTGTACTAGCAAATGCTGATAAGCCAGCATCAAAGAACATGTTCTTCCGTTTTCTAACAGCAGGGCTATCACTATCAAGAGTTACTATACCTTCTGGAAAAGGAGTTCTACCTTTAGGTCCAAATTGACCAGGTAATAAATCAGCTAATACTCTAAAAGCATTATGCTCTTCACCTTGATCACTTAATCCTATAATAGCCGCATCTCCCGCAGCTATAGTACCAGTTTGAAGTAGAGCTTTTTGAAGCCATGGTAGATGGTTCGCTTTAGCAGTTATTTGTGCTGTAGAGAATTGTCCTAAATGTATAGATGGTAAAACTATACTTAGTATATCTCTCATTTGTTGATGGATAGGATTATCTAACATAGTAGCTTTATCCCATCTTTCATCTATAGAATTAAATCCTGGTATAATTGTGCCTGCAGCATCCATAAAGAAATCCATATAACCTAAACCAGCTGTAGATAAAGCTTGGAAAGTCCTATCTAAATTAGCAAATAAGTTATTAGCACCAGGATAAAAACCGCCTTCTTCACGAAATATCTTGTAACGTTCAGCATTATATTCATCAGAACTCATCCCATAGTATTTCTGATGAAAGGACTCTTTTAAATTATTTCTTTCTTCTACTTTCTCTGGATCAACTCTACCGAAATTCAACCCGTGATGCCACCAATTCTGATATTCATCAAGCATTATATCTTCATTATTATCTTTAGATAAATCGATGGAACTTTTCCCTATACGACCACCAAATGGAGATCTGAATTGATTTTGTACTATTTCTGTAGGTGTGACAGGTTGTATACTTTCTTGGATAACTTCATCGTTATCTTCTTCTTGATTAAAAGTTAAATTAGAATCTGTCATCTTGACTCTCCTTTAAGATACCAATGTATCATTCTAGCAGTTGAATGTCTTTTACCTGTATATTCACCAGTTATTCTTTCAAGTAAATCTTCATTTGTAGCAGGCCATTTAACTTCTGAACCACTTGCTTCTAAGATTTTATTCATTATTTTAGTAGGACTTGTATTATATCTTTCACCTAATTCAATAGCAACTTGTGGTATTGTTAAATTATCATAACCTTTTATTATAGCTTGATTTAAACGTGCAATTTCTTGTTCAGGAATAAGCCGAAAATTAGTTTGAACTCCACCTTCTGTTTTATTAACGGTTTGGTATTGATCTATAATACCATCAAGTGTTAATGTTGTTTGATTAAGAATATCTGCGTTAAATGGAAGATAAGCTTTAGATATCTCTTCCAAAGGCTGATCCTTTATATCATCAGATATAATAGAGTCTGGTATGCCATCCATAAAGAAAGGATATTCTACTTGACCACTAATACTACCAGTACTGCCATCAGCTGGTGCAGCACCTCTAGTAGAAAATACACCAGTTTGACTATCGAAATCAGTTCTAGCAAGTTTCCTTGCTTCTGCTAATCTTTTTCTCGGATCATCTGGATGGGTTGTAGCTAGTTCAGTAAAGTAATAGGAAACACGTTCATTCAATGCATCAATTATAAAAGTAGCACTTTCATGTAATCCTCCTTTTATTGCTCCTCCTGCTTCATTAGCTCCAGAAGCACCTTTTACTCTTGACTGAACAAGACTCTTTGACCATGATTTTTGATTCTTAAGTGTATAACCAGATTCTGTTAATGCTTTAGCATCTGCAAATAACCCAGCATACTGATCTTTTTTATTAGGTTCTAATATACTATAAAGATTCATGAATTCAACAGTATCACCTTCATCCCATGCTTTTAATAGATTTGAATGTGTACTCCATCTAGCCATCTTTTGAGGATCATAGAATAATTTAGCATTAGCCCATGAAGATACAGCAGGAGTACCTTTAGATGCATGGAATAATGTATCTCTACCTTCTTGAGTTGATAAATCAATTGCTTCTGGATCATCTGATGGTAAATTCAATCTTCTTTCTAATCCTTGAATTGATGACACATCTTCTGCAACAATTGCTGCGTCTAACTTGCTCTTTTGATCTCTATTATACTGATCTAATCTTTTATCAAAGTTAGATACAAAATCAATCCATTTATTACCTATAGTCCCACCAATTAACGTTTTACCATCTTTACCTACTAATTTATGACTAAGGAATTTATCTCTATTAGCACTACCTGTAGGACCAGAAAACCAACCTTGTTCTATAAGTATTTGAGAAACAGTTTCAATTGCTAACCGTCTATTTGTTTTATCTTTTGGTAAGATAAAGTTATCTGTTTTCTTATCATAAGTAGTAATACTTTGAACTGTAGTGAATAAATCTTCTAAAGATCGAGAAAAACTCAATGGATCTCTACTTTCAACCTTTGTAAAAATAGCAAGATCTTGTTGTAATTGCTGCTCTCCTTCTTTAACATCATCTTCATTCTTTAATCTTATAGATTTTGCTAATCCTAATTTTTCAAAATGTTGGATTATTTTTCTTCCACCTGAAGAAGTAGGGCTTATATTATAATAGTTTAATAAATCAAAAGCATGATTTGACCATACTTTTCTAGCAGTTAGTTTGTTATAATTTTCTTTAGTACCTTCTTTATTTAAGAAGGACTCCATAGCACTTTCATAAAGATCTGTTTTAGAGATAATATCATCAGCCATAAGTTCACTATATTTATTACCAGTGAGACTTAATCCTTTTAATATATTTACACTATCATAATCTTCTTGAGTTAGAGCTTCTCTTCTTTTCTCTGCTATTGTGTTTAATTCTTTATTCTCTTCTGTTTCTATTTCATTTATAAATGCATCATATTTATCACTTCTTCTAACTTCATTAAATTTCTGATTACCATGTATATGGTCTGCAATTTGATGTAGATCTTTAGCTAGTTGTCCATAGTGTTTTGATCCTGTTTTCGTGAAATCAGCCCAAAACTTTTCATCTAATTCTGCTTCTTTAGCTTTACCTCGATAATACTCAGCTTCAGTTCTACCTCTTTTTTCAATTGCTTCTAAATTAGTTCGGTGTTTTTGATTGCGAAATCTATTTAATATGGCTAGATTTTCATTCTCATTACTTGCTACTCCTTTTAAAGCTGCTAAGTGTTTATTGCCATATTCAGCTTCTCTTGCTGCTTGTACTTTTAAGGCATCGGTAATAGTTGACGCTTGGCGACGTATCTCATCAACATTACTACCTATATTTTGCCTTTGGAATCTGCCACGTCTTCCTTGGATTTTGTAGCTGTCTGTCATTTAAATTAAGAGTATTTTAGTTGTCGAAAAATCCTGATGCAAAGGTACCTATACCTGATGCTATACTTGGTATGGTTGATCCCCATACTCTATTTGAAGCAGCACTTGCACTCATCATCGCACCTTTAACAGGCTCAGGTCCGAAATCAAAGTCTTGAAGTACAGGAGGATATACAAATGTAGTTAACGGAGTTTCGAATGGTTGTATTGGATCTGGTAGTTCTCCTGGTTCAAGCATTCTAGATGCAAGAGCAGCTAAATCTGCTGTATCTCTATCCCTAGAAATTTCATTCATTACTGATCTAGATGTTCTACCAGCTGCTTGCATTGTAGCATTTAAAGCAGCTAACCGTTTACCAGATTTAGCCCATACTGCTGCAGCAGCTTTCTCAGCACTTGTACCTGATAGACCTTTAGCTCTCATAGCACCTTCGTCCATAAGAGCTTGTAATCTTATATCTTCATCATCAAATCTAGCTTTAGCTAAAGTATCTTCTAAAGCATGTCTTTCGTCATTTCTAGCAGCCCTTTCTGCTAATGCATTATAATTTACTTGTTCTTGGTATATATGTTCTGATCTTTCGAATTGAGCATTTAATGATTCTTGCTCCATATCACGGATCATTAAATCATAATTATACCTTGAAGCTGCCATGGCGTCTTGCCATTCAGCTTGTTTAAATTCATTAGCAGCTCTAGTCTCAATTTCTAATACAGCTTGATCATAGTCCTTTTGAAGCTGAAGCTTCTTCATTTCCCATGCATCTAAGTTATATTGATGTTGGGCTTCAGTGGCTTTATTTTGTTGTTTTACTGCTTCTTTTGCTGCTTTATCCTGTTTATTTCCACCTATAATATCACCAATAATATTGACTGCTCCACCTAAAATAGTTCCAAAGTCGATATTATTATGCATACCTGATTCAGCTTTAATCTGATCTATAGCATGTCTAGCTCCAGGAGGAGCCATATTTATTTCGACATCATTCATAGGTGTGCCGAAATCATTCATCATCATATGTTAAGTCCTCCTATAAAATCTAGGCGAATAATTACCTTCCCACATCATAGAATTTAATGAAACAGGAAAAGGAGAATCATTGAATATTCTAAGTTGGAAATTATCAGTCTTCTGATGTATAGGTATATTAAAAACTGATTGTTCTGCTAATGCAACGTCATTAGCTAAATAAGTATCAAATGTTGGTATAGGATTTAAATCATACCATTCCTCTAAATATATTATTATTTCATCAGCACAGTAGATTTTAATCTCTGTACTACCAGCAGGATTACGTGGGGCATTATTACCATCAATAAAGACAATAGACTTTGTACCTGTAAATTCATAATCAGTACCATGTGTTTTTAATACACCACCTTCCAATACTCTTATCGGATCAGAATTGGTTCTATCAAATGTCCATGTAAAAGTTGAAGTAGATCCATTAGCCGTAGCTGTGTAAATTGGTGTAGAATTTAACCTTATAGTAGTATCATCTACAAATGTAAAAGCTGTACTTTCAAAATTATTTATTTTTAATTTAACTTGGTCTCTATCAACATATGCTAAATCTTCTTCAATCCAACTAAAATCTCCAGGATTAGTAGCTGTTGTATCATAACCCGTATAAGTTTTTTTACCTTGTCTTATACCAGTAGATTTAAGTTTAAAACCCATTACTCCAGAAAGTCCTACTGCAAATTTCATTCTAGCTATAGTTAAATTAGCAGTAAAATCTGTTCTAGTCATACCTTCATCTAATCTATAATAAGTCTTAGGTAAGGTAATATCATAATCATATTTAAATCCTAAGATAATATCATCAGCTGAATCAGTAACTAAATCTTTTACTGGTACTTTAAAGTATGTACCTAATCCATCAGTACCTGTACTAGGGGTTATAGTAAATCCTGATTCAGTTAACTGTCCTGTTGTAGCAGAACCTTTAATAACAAGAACAGGTGTTAATGCGGTATCATTATTATATCTTAAGTAACACTTAGTACCATCATATATAGAAGCTGTGGCTGCAGCATTACTACCTCCTCCACCAGAGAAAGAGATTGTAGCACCGTTTGTATAACCACTACCACCATTTGTAATAGTGATACTATTTACAGCACCTCCAGAGACCGTACAGGTGGCTGTAGCGCCTGATCCTGGTGTTCCTGTATTAATGCCTGAAGATCCTGCGATACTAATTGTAGGTGGTGTTGAATAACCAGTACCTCCATTAGATATTGTTATTGTTTCAATACTTTTATATTGAGATGAACTAGCAGTAGCATATAAATCTATGCATGGATTAATTTTCTGCCCATCATTATTAACAATAATAGCATCTTCAGGACTTTGACTTAAGCTAGCTTTACTGAATGTAAATTGACTACCTTGTTTTGTAACAAATAGCATGTCATCTTCATTGACAACTATTGATTGTACTGTTCCACAT